GGAACTCCCGCACCGCCACCGGCTATGAGGAAAAGCTGACGACTGCCTCCGGCATTACCGTTTCCTCGACCACGGCCACAGTCAATGTCACGGCCCATGGCTATCCGGCTGGCGCCCGCGTCCGCATCGAAGGCAGCACCACGCCCGCCTTCGACGGCCACGAATACGACATCACAGGCATCGCCACCGACTCTTTCACAATCACCGTCCCAAGCGGCACCGCGACCCACGCTGCCGCTGGCATCAAGGTTCGCCGCGTGAAGCCCCCAATCTATTGGGACGGCGGCGCTGGCAACTTCGTCCGCGCCACCGCAGGCGTTCCCGCCGCAGGCGTGACCTACACGACCATGCCGAGCACCGGCTGGGCGGCCTACCACAATAACCGGCTTTGGTTCGCCAAAAACCGCGACACCGTGGCGATCAGCGACGTTCTTGATCCCGACCTCTACGATCCGTTCTGGAACAGCTTCCGCGCAGGCGCAGGCGGCGATGACCGCATTGTCGCCGTCCATCCTTGGGTCGAAGGCCAAGCCCTCGTCTTCTGCCGCAAATCCATCTGGCTCGCCACACTCAATCAATTCGCCTCCACCGATGGCAGCGACTTCAGCGTAGACACTCCGGTGTCACAGCTCACGCTCCTCACCAACGAGATTGGGTGCAGCGCCCGCAACACCATTGTCACCGCAGGCAGCTTCGTCTTCTTCCTTTCTGACGCTGGCATCTACCGCCTCGATAGCCGCCTCGACCTCAAGGTGCGCGGCGACACCAAGCCGCTCTCAGAGCCTATCGCCGACTTGTTTAGCCAAGTGGTGCAGTCCCGCGTCGAGAAGTCTGCCTTCGGCGTATGGCATGCCAACCGCTATCTCATTGCGCTCCCGACCAGCACAGAACCGCTTGACGGCAACCAGCTCGTCCTCGCGTGGAACGCCCTGACAGACACATGGGAATACCGCGACATCTATCCGAGCAGCGCCAGCGTCAACCAGATCCTCGTCGGCACCTACGATAACCAGCGCCGCGTCTTCTCAATCCCCCGCTCTGGCAACCTCTACCTGCTGGAAGAAGAGAACACTGCCGTGGACGCCAATGCGGCGAGCAGCTTGGTCGGCAGCAACCCTGTCACCGGCAGCCTCAAGACCCGCCGCTACGATTTCGGCGACATGCATTCCAAGCGCTTCCTCCGCACCATCGCCGATGTGGTCATTCCGGCAGGCGCCAGCGTCAGCACGAAGATAAAGACTATCAACCCTGACACCGAGACAACGGTCGGCACGCTGACCAATAGCACTGGCGGCTTGGAAGACTACAACATGAAGGCGCCGGTGCGCTACAAGGCGCATGGCGCCGAAGTCATTTACGAAACATCCGGTGGGCGGCCGGAAATCAGATCCGCCAGCATTGAGGCATCGCCCAAGTCCCTGCCTCCGACCGAAACCCGCAACGCAGCTTAACCTATGGCATCATTCGACTACACATTCACATCCGGCGACACCGTCACACCGACCAAACTCAACGCTGCTCGCAACGTCAAAGACATCGTCAACGCCGACATCAAGAGCGATGCGGCGATTGCTCTTAGCAAGCTCGCCACGGGCGCGCTTCCTGCTGCGATCACAGTTTCCTCGGACAACTTGGTGGACGGCACTATTGTTAATGCAGACATCAATGCCTCGGCGGCGATTGCTGGGACGAAGGTTGCGCCTAACTTTGGCAGTCAGAATATTACTACAACAGGCTTCGTTGCTGGTGGAACGTCGTCCGCACTGGCCCCAATACACGGTAATCGCCAGAGCGCATCCGCCGGATGGGCGGTTTTGGCTAAGTCAGATGGCATATCGAATGAAAGCGGGATTTATGTTGACGCATCCAACAACATGGAAGTTGGCGTCCGCCCAAGCTCTGGTGTTTTGGCTGCTGTTATGCGCAGCTCTGGAGCCAGCTTTATCAATGGAGGCAATTTAGGAGTCGGCACAACCATTCCAACATCTAAGCTGACTGTAGAGGACAATAGCTCTACCGCCGCCGTGCGCATCACGCAGACCGGCAGCGGGAATGCGCTGGTGGTGGAGGACTCGGCGAATCCTGACGCTACACCGTTTGTGGTGACGGCCAGCGGCGACACGGGTGTCGGGACGGCATCGCCGACCGTGAAGCTGGACGTTAATGGAGGTATTGCCTCAAGCACCGCCGTTCCGCTTCACATAAAGGGTAGCGACTTTAAGTATATCACCTGCGAGTCCGACCACCTTGCTTTCTACAAGAAAGCCGGTGCTTATGATTTCTATTTTCGCAAGTCCGATGACGGAACGCAAAATGGGTCGAATACGGCAGAGCTAATGATTATCAAAGATAGCGGCAACGTCGGCATTGGGACGCCATCGCCTTCCACAAAGCTAGAAGTCAACGGCACGGTCACCGCAACCGCATTTTCGGGCAACGTCACCGGCAACCTCACCGGCACCGCCAGCGCCATCGCGGACGGCAGTGTTAGCACGGCGAAGATTGTGGATGGCAATGTGACTTTGGCCAAGCTCGTTGCTGCCGTGCAAGAATCTCTTGTCCCTGTAGGTGCTGTGCAGGCTTTTGCCATGAACAGCGCCCCCGCTGGCTGGCTGGCGGCAGACGGCAGCAACGTCAACCGCACGACCTACGCCGCGCTATTCACCGCCATTGGCACGACCTATGGTGTTGGCGACGGCAGCACGACTTTTGCTCTGCCTGATCTGCGCGGCTACTTCGTGCGCGGCAGCGGAACCAACAGCGACGGCACGGCGGCTGGGACGTTTGGGACAAAGCAGGCGGATGATCTCAAAAGCCACACTCACTCTGGGTCGTTCCTGCTAAGTTCCGGCCCGCTCAACTTGGGAGGAACCGGAGCATCTATCCTTGCACCCCTTACTGTCGGCTCCGTTACGGACACCGGCGGCGCCGAAACCCGCCCGAAGAACATCGCCATGCTGTATTGCATCAAGTTCTAACCGATGACCCCATGGCAAAAGGCAAAACACTGGTGGGACAACCACTCGACGCAGGACTTCTGGGAAGCGGTCGGCGAGCATCTGAGCAGCGGCTTAGTCCACGCCACACCGGAAGTCTTTCTGCTGGCCTCGAAGCTGCGGTGGAACGCGGAGGAGAAGTGCTTTGAAAGCGGCGAGCCAAATTGCTGGTTCGTCACTTTGGCTGCTTCTACTGGCCGCACAAACCCTGTGCGGGAGTTTATGCGCGTGGCGACTCGCCCGCAGCAATACGCGGCATGGTGCCGCAGGGGCAGCTTTGAACCGCGAGTCTACGATTGGGACAAACTAATTAAGAAAACAGGAGGATAATTATATGGGTGGAAAATCATCATCACCAGCGCCGCAGCCAGTGCCAGCCGCACCGGCGCCGATTGATTACAATGCAATGGCCGAGGCCAGTATCCGCGTGGCCCGCGCCCAAAGCGCAGAGGAAGAGGCGGCGATCAAGCGGCTATACCCTGAGTATATCCGCATGCAGTTCGGCACAGCGGACCAACTCTCGCGCAACCTCGACAACCAATACTCCCAGTTTGCCCGCCAGACCATCCTCGATGAGATGGGCCGCGACATGGGGCCGAGCGCGCTGGAAAATCAGATGCGCGCCCTTGGCTCCAATGCCATGTCTTACCGGCCGGATCAAGTCTCCGCGCCGACCAACATCCGCAACGTGCGCGCCAATCTGGCCAACGCTGCGCAGATGGGTCCGGTGCGTGACGTTCGCGGAGTCAATGCCCAGCGGGTCGGCGATGTGCGCGCCCGCGAGGTTGGCGCCGGTGCCCTCGGCCAGTCGCTAGTCGGCGAGGCCATGAATCGCGTGGCCAGCGGCGGACGGCTCTCTGCCGAAGCCAGCCGCGATGCCGTGCAGTCGGCCCGCGCCGGTATGGCCGCTCGCGGCATGGCAACCGGAAGCGCCGGTCTTGCTGCCGAGCTGCTGAACCGCGACCGTTACTCCCGCCAGCGCAATATGGAGGATTTGTCCTTCGCGCAAAACGTGCAGAACGCCGACATTCAGCGCCAGATGGCAGGAGCGGAGATGGCACTGCAAGCCGACCGAGGCAACCAAGCGCTCGCCGGTCAGATGTCCCTCGCCGATCAAGCGGCGATGATGGACGCGCAGCGTCTCAACCAAGCAAGCGACCTGACGCGCGGCCAGACGGATGCGCAGTTCGCCCAGCAGACCGCCCTCGCCAACCAAGCGGCACGCATGGATGCGCAGCGCCTCAACCAAGTGCGCGACACTACGCTCGGCCAGTTCCTGCTCAACGCCCAGATGGCGAACCAAGAGGCGAACATGAATCAGGTGAACAACAACCGCGGATTCCTGTCGAGTGTATCCCAGCAGGCGCTGGCCAATGACCAGATGCGCTCACAGCGGCGCCTTGGTCTAGGCACGCTCTATGGCGATATGGACCCTTACCGGCAGGCGCTGGGACCGGCGTTCCAGCTTGGAATGGGAACGCTGGGGAATACGACACAGCAGGTTGGGAACATCTTCGGCAACTCGCTGCGCATGGGCGCTGGTGTCGAGACCTTCAACACCAACATGGCGGCCAGCAACCGCAACGCCATCCTCAACAATAATGCCGCGATGCAGGCGGCGGCTATGCAATCCGGTGCCATGGGGCAGTCTGGGATGATGGGAATGATGGGTGGTATCGGTGGAGGATTGCTCACCGGCGCCGGGTTGGCACTCTAATGATCGACCTTGTCACAGACACTTGCCGAAAGGCTGAGAACTGGTTGCGGCAATACCGCAATCCGGTGGTCTTGTGGTCTGGTGGCAAGGATTCGACGGCACTCTTGCATCTCCTCATTCATAAGGTTGGTGCGAAGCTGCCTTGCGTCCAGTGGCGGGAGCCTTGGATGCGGGAACGCTATGAGCTGAGTGATCGGCTGACCCGCGAGTGGGATCTGGATGTTTATGACTGGGCGCCCAGCCGCATCTCACTGACTGACGGCACGGCACCGGATAGTTCCCGTCAGATTGACTTCCTTAAATACATGCAGTGGGGCCAGCAGACAGCGTGCATGGTGGCGGTGGGAACGCAGGCGCCGACCGATGGCAAACCTTGGCGGTGCGGAATGGATGCGTTGCAGCGTCCGCTTGGCACCTTTGCTTGGCCGTGGGATGCCTGTTTCCATGGGCAAAAGTCGGCGGACGTTGACCCGATCAAGGGCCAGTTGCCGTTGGCTATGGATGTGCGCCGCACGCCGGATGCGCCCGACCAGCTTTTCCTCCTGCGCGATTGGAGCGATGAGGACGTGTGGAATTACCTAGAGGCAGAGGGTGTGCCGAATGACGAGACCCGCTACGGCAAGGACAGCGATGGCCGCTGGCATCACCTCGCCGACCGCTCGCACAATGCGGATTATCTGCATGTCTGCACGGCTTGCATGAGTCGCAAGACACCGGCCACGGTCTGGTGCCCGAAAGTGCGGGCCGAGGTGAACAATGTGTCCACCTATCTGCCCTACGAGGATCACGCGATTCCCGAGCAGGGCTTTGCGCACAAGTCAGAGGATGTGGCCGGTCGCCCCATCGCAAGAATCACAGACGGCCGCGTGGCGGCTTAACAAAAGGAGAACAAAACTATGTTTGCATACAGTCCAACAGTCAACGACCGCAGCGGCGAGATCACCGCAGCCGGCCAGATCGCATCAGCCAACACGCAGGCCAATATGTATAACCAGCTTGGCAACAATATCGGTGGGGCGCTTTCCGCCATCGGCGGGATCTACGGAGAATCCTCAAAGGAAAACAAAAACCAGAAGCGCACCTTTGAGGGGATGTATAACTTTCTCACCAGCAAGAACATGCTGTCACCGGAGCTTAACGCTACCGTTCAGGACTTTGTTCAGAAAAAGGACTTTGCCTCGGCCAACGCTTACATCGCCCCGTATCTGGCAGAGCTAGACTTTGGCCGCAAGTCGATGCTCGCCGGTCGCAGCGGGTTCTTTGATGGGGCGGGCAACTGGCAGATGGCGCTAAGGCCAGAA